TAATCAATGAAAGTTTTGGGTTCGATTTCGACCATCCGTTCGGGTTCTATGACAATCTGACACGGTATTACACCTCCATGGAAGGTTACGAGCTCTTCACCGTTCGGGCAAATACCCTATCCGCTTGCGCGGCTCCACGAACCATCCGATAGGCTGTTGTTTTAGAAGATGATCTCTAAATTAGCCTCGGATGCAGTCCAGCCCAAAAGGTAGACTGACCCATCGTTGCTTGATTTTGTACTTTTTGACCCGGCCTAACGGCCTCAGCGAGATAAGTCCACGCGTATCTTCACCTAAAAACTTAAACTCCACAAGAGTTTTCGTAGATAGGTTGAAGGCGCGGTGGCTCCCATCTGATTGTTTCAAACTGTACGCAAACAAGCCTCCGTCTCCCAGGATGGAACGAGAACGTTGAGGACTCGCATAGCGAATCTTAACGCCTCGTCCCGGTTGGAACCTACCTTGCCAATTTCGGACACGGTAGAATCCATCCCCCTGGACCCAAGGCGGTGCTGAGAGCGTCGCCAAGTGACTAGGGAAGGAAGCTACAAGCCTGTGATGAATGAGACCCCATTTCCGCGTATAATCATCGAGTTCGATGTCGCGGTTATGGAAAAGCTCAAATATCCGGTTTGCGAGTCTGAGTAACTCTAGATCGTTGTCGACCCTTCGCTTCTGAAAGACCGGAGTAACGTCTACACCGCGAAAGTAGTGTTTTCCACAACTCTCAAAGAACAGGCCTTTAGTGAAGCTCTTTTCGAGATTCACTTCAAAGCCCAAATCTTCAAGAAATGTGATTAACACTTCTGAGGCAGACTGAGTGACGATAATATCGTCGCCGTAGACGCCAATAGGCCCCTGACTCCCGACATGCTCAGAGGCGGCTTTAGCAGCCGCCCAGAACAGTAAGGACTCAAGTTCAAACGTAAACCCGTTACCCATAGATGAAAATTTATGGAAACGAGTCTCACAACCTTCGAATCCATATGATGGACTTCGGAGACGGTTGAGGAGTTCGAACATATCAGGGGGGCATAGGAGCTTTACAACTCCTATAGAGATCGTGTCGGATGCTGCTTTTAAATCAAGCGTAGCCAACCCTTCAAAGACAGCTCGCGCTGCCAATGACTGGTTTGTGGATTGATCATCCAAATCGACACCGCATCTCTTAAGACGGAGCCGCAAGTACCTGCCGATACCTTTCTGAAGATAGGTATTAGCGGTAGGTTCTGCGGCGATAGTACGATCCGTCCTAGCATCTTTTGGAACGGTCAATAACCTGCTCGAACTTACCAGTTCGAAGCACTCCGGCAACAGCGTTGTCGGGCCGCACACGTCCTGCTTCAGCAAGTGTCTTAACCAAGCATAGTCATGCTTGATCACTTGCCTAAAGTAAGGAACCGCTGCGGGGGATATTGACACAGGGAACTGAGACATTTTTGACTCCACCTGTGCATCACGACCTTTCAACGTCGATGTTGCACCAGGTCCCCATCCGCAGTGATCAAAGAGCTGAGAGAATGACGGATCACCCCAGACTGACGCTATAAGTTCCTGAGCACGACGCAAAATGCTGTGCTCAGTCCGGGCTAATCGCCCGGTGATTGCGGCAGTTCTTAAGGTGTCGTTATACTCTCTGCACTTTTCCTCAGATTGTCTAAATTTGAGGATTGCTCGTTCCGCGGTATCAATGCCGGTCTCAAGATCCTCGTATTTTCGAAGGAAATTAAGGCAAGCATAATCACCGAAGAAACGAACAGGGTCACTGTAAGCCATAGGATCAATGGATGCTTCTGCGAGCTCTGAAGGAGCATAGCGGAAGCGGAGCCAAAGACCCAGGCTGACAGGAGTGTTAACGCGGTAACAAAGTCCATAAAAGGCCTTGTGCAGATGCTTTTCGTACATAGTAACCTCAAAAGGTAAATTCCAAATACAAGAGTAAATGGAACTATGGTTGGTTAAAAGATTGTAGTCAGATTCTGAATAAGATCTACCGCAATCGCATTAGCTAACAGGTTTCTAGCGTACGCTAGACTATCCTTACGGTCGGCAGCAGTATTTCGCGCCGGCATCAAGAACTCAATCTTAGCTCGATCGACATAAGCAACAGTCGGTGCGGGCGTAAGACCAGAGCTACTCGTACCCAGTGTTTCCAGCTGGGGGAGTGCTATGACGAGTTCAACGCGATTAACACGGGTTTGAGCGTTAGCGCCCGGGCCACCATCGGTGGCACGTTTGGTACGAATACCAATACGGGGCCAACCCATCGCACTCGTTGATGTAACACGAGGGCTTTGGTCTTCAAACCACCAGAACCCGGTCGAGCGGTCCTGTCCCAGAGGGGCGAAAGTGTGGTTCACGGGAGTCGCCTCGCCGTTAGCGAGGATGATATTTGCTACTGCGGGCATATGACAATGCTCCTAGTTAGGTGAATAAAAACTCTCTAACGCTGACGGCCTAAGAAGTTACTTAGTAGAGCAGCCGCATTAAGGAGTCTCTGCGAACCCAGATTTGCTTTGAGAACTGGGCGCTGCGGAGTAGGATACGACTCGAGGATGACCCGGTTGAGACCGGACCATGAACCCTGAGCAGAAACCGTACCGTACGAAGGAAGGTATTGCGCTTTACGGTTACCCGTCATATGCGCATTCTCCTTATACGAATACGATACATATCCACTGCGGAAGTACGAGTTGTACACCAAAGCAGTCTCCAAATCACGAACGTAGCCGCCGATGTTATAGAACCAATCGACAACAAAGCTGTACGGAACCAGCTCCCACGCGATAGACACCGGATTTAACGATGTCAAACGTGCGACGTTCGTAAGTGCATTATCGGGAATGACCATAGATACACCAATCTCGCAACGATAGCTGCATGTAGCAGACCATCGAGCAGAAAAAGTGTAGTCCGGCCACCCATCGTACGGCATATCCGCGTTTACTACCTTATTAGTGTGGCGGGCCTTGAAGACCTGCCCCTCATTAAGGTAATGATTTGCGGAATGCTTTACGGTGTCGTGAATATCTTGTAGTAAGGGTTTGATACCATAAACCCATAAAAGATACGCACTACCGATACCTCTAAGTCTGTTCACAGCACGTGGACGGAACATAAAGGTTTTTAGCACTTGCTTACAGTCGGCACCAATCCTAGCTGTTTGTTTTGCCTGAAAAGCGTCGATAGAGAGATCTAAAGACCCTCGCAGGCTCTCATTCAGCTTCGATAGTGCTTTATTGTAAGCGTCCGTAAGTTCGGAGTCATGCCATGTAGCGAGGTTGCCGGGCATAGTATGTCCGAGAATCCCTTTATACACAGTTGTCGTACCACTACCGTCAGCCCAACCAGCAACCGAAGGCAAAGCAGTGTTAATTGCTTTGTCAAAACGGAAAGCTACTGGGTCACTATGGTTTCCGGGGCCACCTCCGGATACGCTTAACGTATGATGCGATTGCAGCATATTGTTATAGTAGTATCCTTGAGGTGAGACCTCCATGTAACCATGAACGGTTTTGGTATAAGGTTTCATAACTCCTCCCGAAAGGTGATTCAAAGCTATCACCTCCAAAGTGTTACGGTTGTAACACTTAATCCGGCACGGATGTGCCAGAGGTCGGTGACCTCTAAACTTCCCGGTTTTAAGAACTTACGTATTAAGGAGGTTAGGCCTAAAAGGCCGCATTCCTTAGTTAGTAAGTTCGCCTTCTAGATAGAAG